GCAGTCTGTCAGTCAGTGCGTGAAGCCACCACCGCCTCCGGCGTGGATAATGCAGCCTCCCCCCGACTGGCAGACACCGCTGAACGGGATTATTTCACCCTCAGAGAGAGGCTGATCACTATGCAAAAACAACTGGAAGGAACCCAGAAGTATATTAATGAGCAGTGCAGATAGCGCTGCCCATATCGATGGGCAACTCATGCAATTATTGTGAGCAATACACCCGCGCTTCCAGCGGAGTATAAATGCCTAAAGTAATAAAACCGAGCAATCCATTTACGAATGTTTGCTGGGTTTCTGTTTTAACCACATTTTCTGCGCCGCCACAAATTTTGGCTGCATCAACAGTTTTCTCCTGTCCAATTCCCGAAACGAAGAAATGATGGGTGATGGTTTCCTTTGGTGTTACTGCTGTCGGTTTGTTTCCAACAGTAAACGTCTGTTGAGCACATCCTGTAATAAGCATTGCCAGAGCGGCAGAAAACAACATTTTTTTCATCTTATTATCCTGCATTGTTAAAAACGGCAGAATCCTATGTGACAACAATTAAACGATAGTTAAATGGATTGATGAAAATTAAAACTATATAGGTGTACGGTCAGACTATTGGAGGTAGTCAGGATTTGAATGTCAGTCTGTTGTCGGCATTCTGGCAATGCAATTTGGATAAAGCGGGGATTAAAAAGATAGAGGCGAGCCGGTCAGGTAGAAATGAATCAGGCTCAAAGTGAAGCGGAAAAGGTCTGTGGTACAAGCTGATGCAGCCATAATTACAGCCTGATGATTTGTGGAATGAAACATGTTGAACCTCCTTAATTGATGTTATTCGAGTGATGAAGGCATTCTGTCCTTCTATAGTGTCCAGTAAATCAAACAGGAAACTTGTCCAACGTGTTGGACAAGCCTCTCCATTAGTGAGTTGTATTGATCACAACTCTACAAAGAATTCATTACTGGGTAGATGAAAATAGTTTCACGATGAATGGAGGAGGCTATGTCGGTGGCTTCTTCATTGGAGTACATATGCCATCACGAATCCCAAAAGCCTGCCGTGTTCGTGGCTGCCGCCATACCACCACAGACCCGTCAGGCTATTGTGAAAGCCACAAAAGCGAAGGCTGGAAGCAATACAAGCCAGGACAATCCCGTCATCAGCGCGGTTATGGTTCGAAGTGGGATGTTATCCGCGTGCGTGTGTTGAAGCGTGACAAAGGACTGTGCCAGTTATGCCTGCGTGCCGGTGTGGTGCGTGAAGCGAAAACCGTTGACCACATCATCCCTAAAGCGCATGGCGGCACTGATGCCGACAGTAATCTGCAGAGTCTGTGCTGGCCGTGTCATAAGGCGAAGACGGCCCGTGAACGGTTGAAGTAAGAACCAGTTCCCACTGCCAGAGGGGAGGGGCGGGTCAAATCCCTGTGACCTGACGTCTTCCGGACTGCCCGCCCCATCGTTTTTTTATACCCGCGAAAAATGAAATTTAACCAGGAGTGCCGCATATGGCTGGAACGGCGGGGCGTTCCGGGCGTCGCCCCAAGCCAACGGCGCGCAAGGCGCTGGCCGGAAACCCCGGCAAGCGAGCCCTGAACAAAGATGAACCTGTTTTTACGCCCATCAAAGGTGTTGAGCCACCGGAGTGGTTCGCAGAAGAAGATCTCCCTCTCGCCACGATCATGTGGCAACTGACAACCAAAGAACTCTGCGGTCAGGGCCTGCTGTGCGTGACTGACCTGGCGGTACTTGAGCGGTGGTGCGTGGCCTATGAGTTCTGGCGACGTGCCGTGAAAAATATTGCCAGCCAGGGCAACACCATCACCGGTGCAATGGGCGGCAGGGTCAAAAACCCGGAGCTGACCGCCAAGAAAGAACAGGAGTCCGAGATGAGCAGCACGGGGGCAATGCTCGGACTCGACCCCAGCAGCCGCCAGCGTCTGATAGGCCTGGCGGGGCAGAAGAAAGCCACTAACCCGTTTCTGAAAATCATCGAATCATGAGCCGGAAATCTTACCCCAACGTAAATGCTGCCAATCAGTATGCCCGTGATGTCGTGCGGGGAAAGATTGTGGCCTGCCAGTTTGTGATTCAGGCCTGCCAGCGCCATCTTGATGACCTGATGGCGGAAAAAAGTAAGTCGTTTCGTTACCGCTTCGACAAGGACCTGGCTGAACGGGCCGCCAAATTTATTCAGCTGTTGCCGCACACCAAGGGTGAGTGGGCATTTAAGAGGATGCCCATCACGCTGGAGCCGTGGCAGCTCTTTGTGATCTGCTGCGCGTTTGGCTGGGTCAATAAAGGCTCCCGGCTGCGCCGCTTCCGTGAGGTGTATACCGAAATCCCCCGTAAGAACGGCAAATCGGCAATCTCTGCCGGTGTCGCCCTGTATTGTTTTGCCTGTGATAACGAGTTTGGCGCGGAAGTGTATTCCGGTGCCACGACAGAGAAACAGGCGTGGGAAGTCTTTCGCCCGGCGCGACTGATGTGTAAACGCACACCCATGCTGACGGAAGCGTTCGGGATTGAGGTTAACGCCTCAAACATGAACCGTCCGGAGGATGGCGCGCGGTTTGAACCGCTGATCGGTAACCCCGGTGATGGATCATCACCCCACTGTGCGGTGGTGGATGAATATCACGAGCACGCCACCGATGCGCTTTACACCACGATGCTTACCGGGATGGGGGCGCGACGTCAGCCACTGATGTGGGCCATTACTACTGCCGGGTACAACATTGAGGGGCCGTGCTACGACAAACGGCGGGAAGTTATCGAGATGCTCAACGGTTCGGTACCCAACGATGAACTGTTCGGGATCATCTATACCGTTGACGAAGGTGACGACTGGACCAACCCACAGGTGCTGGAAAAAGCCAACCCGAATATCGGGGTGTCGGTTTACCGTGAGTTTTTGTTAAGTCAGCAACAGCGTGCGAAAAATAACGCCCGTCTGGCAAACGTCTTTAAAACAAAACACCTCAATATCTGGGTGTCGGCGCGTTCGGCGTATTTCAACCTGGTGAGCTGGCAGAGCTGCGAGGATAAATCACTGACTCTTGAGCAATTCGAGGGGCAGCCGTGCATTCTGGCCTTTGACCTGGCGCGTAAACTGGATATGAACAGCATGGCGCGACTTTATACCCGCGAGATTGACGGTAAAACGCATTACTACAGTGTGGCTCCGCGCTTCTGGGTACCGTATGACACGGTGTACAGCGTCGAGAAAAATGAAGATCGCCGGACAGCCGAACGCTTTCAGAAATGGGTGGAAATGGGCGTTCTGACCGTTACCGATGGTGCGGAAGTGGATTATCGCTACATCCTCGAGGAGGCCAAAGCGGCGAACAAAATCAGCCCGGTCAGTGAGTCACCCATCGACCCCTTCGGGGCGACCGGGTTGTCACATGACCTTGCTGATGAAGACCTGAATCCCGTCACTATCATTCAGAACTACACCAACATGTCCGACCCGATGAAAGAGCTGGAAGCGGCAATTGAATCGGGGCGCTTTCATCATGATGGCAATCCCATCATGACCTGGTGTATCGGCAATGTGGTCGGCAAAACCATTCCGGGTAACGATGATGTGGTGAAACCCGTCAAAGAGCAGGCGGAAAACAAAATTGACGGTGCAGTTGCGCTGATTATGGCGGTTGGCAGAGCCATGCTGTACGAGAAAGAAGACACGCTGTCTGACCACATTGAGTCCTATGGGATCCGCTCGCTTTAACTGAGGTAATTATGATCATGCTGATTCTCGCGCCTCTGGTGGGCGTGCTGGGGGCGCTTTTGCTGGCGTATGGTGCCTGGCTGATTTATCCCCCGGCGGGGTTTGTTGTTGCCGGGGCGTTGTGCCTGTTCTGGTCGTGGCTGGTGGCGCGATATCTCGACCGTACACAGTCGTCTGTCGGCGGAGGTAAATAGTGTTCTTTTCGGGATTATTTCAACGAAAAAGTGACGCACCGGTGACCACGCCAGCAGAGCTGGCGGATGCTATCGGGTTGTCCTACGACACCTATACCGGAAAGCAGATCAGCAGCCAGCGGGCCATGCGACTGACGGCGGTTTTTTCCTGCGTCAGGGTGCTGGCAGAGTCGGTCGGGATGTTGCCCTGCAATCTGTATCACCTGAACGGCAGCCTGAAACAGAGAGCCACCGGCGAGCGTCTGCATAAGCTGATCTCCACGCATCCCAATGGCTATATGACGCCGCAGGAGTTCTGGGAGCTGGTGGTCCCCTGTCTGTGCCTGCGGGGAAACTTTTACGCCTACAAAGTGAAAGCATTTGGCGAAGTGGCTGAACTGCTGCCCGTCGATCCCGGCTGTGTGGTACCGAAGCTTAACAGTAGCTGGGAGCCGGTCTATCAGGTCACATTCCCGGACGGCTCCACGGATGTACTGAGCCAGGAAGATATCTGGCATGTGCGCACGCTGACGCTGGACGGTCTGGTGGGGCTGAATCCCATCGCCTATGCCCGCGAGGCAATATCGCTGGCAGCTGCGACCGAAGAGCACGGGGCCAGACTGTTCAGCAATGGTGCGGTGACGTCCGGTGTGTTGCGTACAGAGCAGACGCTGTCGGATCAGGCTTATGAGCGCCTGAAGAAAGATTTTGAGGAGCGTCACACCGGGCTTGGCAATGCTCACCGCCCGATGATCCTTGAGATGGGGCTGGACTGGAAGTCGATGGCGCTGAACGCCGAGGACAGCCAGTTCCTGGAAACCCGCAAGTTTCAGCTTGAAGAAATCTGTCGTCTGTTCCGGGTGCCGTTGCACATGGTGCAGAACACCGATCGCGCCACCTTCAACAATATCGAAGAGCTGGGGCTGGGATTTATCAACTATTCACTGGTGCCGTATCTGACCCGCATCGAACAGCGGATCAACACCGGACTGGTACGAAAAAGTAAGCAGGGCGTTTATTACGCCAAATTTAACGCCGGGGCGTTACTGCGCGGGGATATGAAGTCCCGTTTTGAAGCCTACGCCACCGGGATCAACTGGGGAATTTACTCTCCCAATGACTGCCGCGACCTGGAAGATATGAATCCGCGTCCCGGTGGTGATGTCTATCTCACACCGATGAACATGACCACGAAACCCTCCGATGGCAGTAAAGCCGGTAAGCAGAAGGATAACGCCAATGCAGACGAAACAACGTCTTGATGTACCGCTGAGTCTGAAATCTGTCAGTGACTCCGGTGAGTTTGAAGGGTATGGCTCCGTCTTTGGTGTAAAGGACAGCCACGATGATGTGGTGATGTCCGGGGCATTTGCTGCTTCCCTGCGGGCGTGGAGTGACAGAAAAGCGTTACCTGCGCTGCTCTGGCAGCACCGCATGGATGAACCCATCGGTGTTTACACCGAAATGAAGGAAGACGATGTCGGGCTTTACGTCAGGGGACGGTTGCTTATTGATGATGATCCCCTCGCAAAACGCGCACATGCACACATGAAGGCCGGTTCGTTAACCGGCCTTTCTATTGGGTACGTCCTGAAAGACTGGGAATACGACCGGAGCAAAGAAGCCTTTCTGCTGAAAGAAATCGACCTCTGGGAAGTCAGCCTGGTGACGTTCCCGTCTAACGACGAGGCGCGGATCAGCGACGTCAAGAACGCACTGGCCCGCGGGGAAATCCCCGAACAGAAAAAAATCGAAAGAGTCCTGCGTGATGTCGGACTCTCCCGTACCCAGGCCAAAGCATTCATGGCCGGGGGCTATGGCGCACTGTCCCTGCGCGACGCTGAGGATGTGGGCTCTGCACTGAATGCACTGAAAAATCTGAACTTCTAATCAGGAGAAATACGATGGCGGTTGATATTAAAGATGTCGAACAGGTCGCGCAGGAGCTGCAGCAGAAGTTTGACGACTTCAAAGCAAAGAACGACAAGCGCGTGGATGCGATTGAGCAGGAAAAAGGCAAGCTTGCCGGGCAGGTGGAAACCCTGAACGGGAAACTCAGCGAGCTGGAAAATCTCAAAAGCGACCTTGAAAAAGAGCTGCTTGAGCTGAAACGTCCGGCAGGTGGAGCGCAAAATAAACTGGCCACCGAGCATAAAGAGGCGTTTGTGGGCTTCCTGCGTAAAGGCCGTGAAGACGGTCTGCGCGATCTGGAGCGTAAGGCATTGCAGGTGGGTACCGATGAAGACGGTGGCTACGCCGTGCCGGAAGAACTGGATCGCAACATTCTTAACCTGCTGAAAGATGAAGTGGTGATGCGTCAGGAAGCCACGGTGATCACCGTTGGCGGTTCCGACTACAAAAAACTGGTGAATCTGGGCGGTACGGCTTCCGGATGGGTGGGGGAAACGGATACGCGATCCCAGACTGCCACCTCCAGACTGGAGCTGATTGAACCTCTCATGGGGGAAATCTACGGCAACCCGCAGGCTACCCAGAAAATGCTGGACGATGCCTTCTTCAACGTGGAGGCCTGGATCAACAGCGAGCTGGCAACCGAATTTGCCGAACAGGAAGAAATTGCCTTTACCTCAGGCAATGGCACCAAGAAGCCGAAAGGGTTCCTGGCGTATGAATCCACGGATGAAACCGACAAGGTCCGGGCGTTCGGCAAACTTCAGCATATTGTATCCGGCGAAGCGACCGCGGTGACCGCAGACGCCATTATCAAACTGATTTACACGCTGCGTAAGGCACACCGCACTGGCGCGAAGTTCATGATGAACAACAACAGCCTGTTTGCCATACGTCTGCTGAAAGACACCGAGGGTAACTATCTGTGGCGTCCGGGGCTGGAACTGGGGCAGCCGTCCTCTCTGGCGGGTTACGGTATCGCTGAAAACGAACAGATGCCGGATATCGCCGCTGATGCGAAAGCCATTGCATTTGGTAACTTCAAACGGGGTTACACCATCGTTGACCGTATCGGCACCCGCATTCTGCGTGACCCGTACACCAATAAACCGTTTGTCGGTTTTTATACCACCAAGCGCACCGGCGGGATGCTGGTCGATTCGCAGGCCATCAAACTGCTGAAGATTGCAGCGGCGTAATCACTCAGGGGCGCGGAACCGCGCCCCCTGTTCTGACGGGTGAAGAATCATGATCCTGAAACAAGATCTGAAATGGTCACCGGACGGTATGCGTGTTGAGGTCATTCGGGCCGGTGAGTATGACGACGGGGCGCTTCCTGCCCGGGTGCAGGAGATTGCACTTCAGGCCGGGTTAGCAGAGCGCGGAATCAGTGCAAAAAGCAGTAAAGCGGCAAAAGAGAAAAAAGCCACGACCAGTAAAGAGGGCTGAGTATGCTTCTGACAATGGAAGAGATTAAAGCCCAACTCCGGCTGGATGAGGATTTCGATGCTGATGACCGCCATCTGCAACTGCTGGCCTGTGCGGCACAAAAGCGGACGGAAACGTATCTGAACCGGAAGCTCTATGCACCGGATGAAACCATTCCGGACAGCGATCCGGACGGGCTGCACCTGCCGGATGATATTCGTCTGGGGATGCTGATGCTTATCAGCCATTTTTACGAAAACCGCTCGTCGGTTACGGAAGTGGAGAAACTCGACATGCCGCAGAGTTTTGGCTGGCTTGTCGGCCCGTACAGGTACTTTCCGCAATGAAAATTCGTCAGGCGCAGACCAGCGCAACCTACATTCTGCCGGACCCCGGTGAACTGAATAAACGCGTCCTGATCCGCCAGCGGGTGGATATGCCCGCGGATAACTTTGGCGTGGAGCCTCAATACCCGGTTACGTTCCGGACATGGGCGAAGGTTATCCAGACCAGTGCCACCACCTGGCAGGAAACCGCGCAGACCGGGGACGCCATCACCCATTACATCACCATTCGTTACCGCCGGGGGATCACTGCTGATTATGAGGTGGTCTGTGATGACAGTGTGTACCGGGTGAAACGTCAGCGTGATCTGAACGGGGCGCGGCGCTTTCTGCTGCTGGAGTGTACGGAGCTGGGCGAATGTAGGCAGAGTCACGGAGGCAGCAATGGCGACTCCCTTTTTTCACGTTGATGTTCAGCAGCCCGCCGAGATGCGCTTTAACCGCGCCCGTGTCCGGAGGGCGTTTGTCACGATTGGGCAGCGTCATATGCGTGATGCCCGTCGGCTGGTGATGCGCCGTGCGCGGTCGGCACCGGGTGAAAACCCCGGTTATCAGACCGGACGCCTGGCTCGTTCGATTGGTTATATGGTGCCGAGAGCCAGTAAAAAGCGAGCCGGTTTTATGACACGCATTGCCCCTAACCAGCGCAACGGGAAGGGGAACCGGATGATCTCTGGTGACTTCTATCCGGCGTTTCTGTTTTTTGGTGTCCGGGGAGGAGCAAAACGTCGTCGTAGTCATCATCGTGGTGCATCCGGTGGCAGCGGCTGGCGACTGGCTCCACGTAATAACTTCATGGTGGAAACTCTTGAAAAGAACCGCAGCTGGACACGCTATTTTCTGGCGCGGGAATTGCGTAAATCACTGAAGCCGGAGAGACGACACAGATGAAACTGACGCCTGTTATTGCTGCGCTGCGTGCCCGCTGCCCGTATTTTGAAAACCGGGTGGCAGGCGCGGCACAGTTCAAAAATCTGCCGGAGGTCGGAAAGCTGAGACTCCCGGCGGCGTATGTGGTACCGGGTGATGACTCTCCGGGAGAAAACAAAAGCCAGACCGACTACTGGCAGGAGCTGAAAGAGGGCTTCTCCGTGGTTGTCATACTGAGTAACGGGCGTGATGAGCGCGGTCAGTTTGCCTCGTATGATGTGGTGGACGATGTCCGGCAGATGCTCTTTAAGGCCCTGCTGGGCTGGAACCCGGAAGCGTGCGGTAACCCGATTACCTATGACGGCGGCACGCTGCTGGATCTGAATCGTCATGAGCTGATTTATCAGTTCGATTTTTCGGTCATCAGCGAGCTGACTGAAGACGATACCCGCCAGCAGGATGATCTGAACAGTCTGGATGAACTGCAAACGCTGGCGATTGATGTTGATTATCTCGAGCCCGGTAACGGGCCTGACGGCGATATCGAACATCACACCGAAATAACCCTTCCTTCCTGAGAATCTTCATGTTTGTGAAACCTGTTAAAGGGCGGTCAGTGCCTGACCCTGCCCGCGGTGACCTTTTGCCCGTCGAAGGGCGAAATGTTGACGAGAACAACTACTGGCTGCGCCGTGAAGCAGCGGGTGATATCCGGCGCGTGAATAAAAAGGTGAACACCGATGACGATAAGCTTTAACACCATTCCGTCGAATACGCTGGTTCCGCTGTTTTATGCGGAAATGGATAACCAGGCGGCGAATACTGCACAGGACAGCGGAGCATCGCTGCTGATTGGTCATGCCAATAACGGTGCAGAGATTGTTGCCAACAGTCTGGTACTGATGTCGTCGGCAGACTATGCACGCCAGATTTGTGGTGCGGGAAGTCAGCTGGCGCGTATGGTCGAGGCTTATCGCCAGACTGACCCGTTTGGCGAGCTGTATGTGATTGCCGTTCCTGAATCCACAGGCGCGGCGGCAACGGTTACGCTGACGGTGACCGGGGCGGCAACCGAAACCGGCACGGTGAATGTGTATGTGGGACGTACCCGCGTGCAGGCACCGGTGACTAACGGCGATAACGTCACGATGATTGCCAGCAGTATCCAGGATGCCATCAATGCCGTTCCGACCCTGCCGTTTACGGCTTCATCTTCGGCAGGCGTGGTCACACTGACCGCGCGTCATAAGGGGCTTTGCGGGAATGAAATTCCTGTCAGCCTCAATTACTACGGCTTTGGTGGGGGCGAAGTGCTGCCAGCGGGCGTACAGATTGCCGTGGCGACGGGTACCGCCGGAACGGGTGCTCCGGTTCTCACCGGCGCGGTGGCTGCAATGGCGGATGAGCCGTTTGATTATATCGGCCTGCCGTTCAACGACACGGCCTCCGTTAACACGCTGGTGACCGAGATGAACGATACCAGCGGTCGCTGGAGCTATGCGCGTCAGCTGTACGGTCATGTGTATACGGCAAAGATCGGCACGCTGTCAGAACTGGTGACCGCTGGTGACCAGTTTAACCAGCAGCACATTACCCTGGCGGGGTACGAAAAAGAGACCCAGACGCCTGCCGACGAGCTGGCGGCAAGCCGTACCGCCCGCGCAGCGGTGTTTATCCGCAACGATCCGGCACGTCCCACGCAGACCGGTGAGCTGGTGGGTATGCTGCCTGCGCCGAAGGGGAAACGGTTCACGATGACCGAGCAGCAGACCCTGTTGTCTCATGGCGTGGCAACGGCGTATGTCGAAAGCGGGGTGCTGCGCATTCAGCGTGATGTCACCACGTACAGGAAAAATTCTTACGGGGTTGCGGATAACAGCTACCTCGACAGCGAGACGCTGCATACCAGTGCGTATGTACTGCGCAAACTGAAATCCGTCATTACCAGTAAGTACGGGCGTCACAAGCTTGCCAGCGACGGTACCCGCTTTGGTCCCGGTCAGGCGATTGTCACCCCGGCGGTAATCAAAGGGGAACTGCTGGCAACCTACCGTCAGCTTGAGCGTGCGGGGATCGTGGAAAACTACGAACTGTTTAAGCAGTACCTGGTTGTGGAGCGTGATGCCAGCGATCCGAACCGCCTGAACACGCTGTTCCCGCCTGACTATGTTAACCAGTTGCGTGTTTTTGCCGTGGTTAACCAGTTCCGTCTTCAGTATTCAGAGGAGTCTGCATAATGGCCCGTATCGGGGGAACCTGTTATTTCAAAATTGACGGTCAGCAGCTATCGCTGACCGGCGGCATTGAGGTGCCCATGAACAGGACGGTCAATGATGACATCATCGGCCTGGACGGTTCAGTGGACCGCAAGGAAACTCACCGTGCGCCTTATGTCAAAGGGACCTTCAAGGTGCCGAAGAATTTTCCGGTGAGCAAAATCACCTCGTCTGATGAGATGACCATCACTGCTGAGCTGGCGAACGGTCAGGTCTATGTATTGTCGTCAGCCTGGCTGCACGGCGAAGCGAACCATAATGCCGAAGAAGGCACGGTTGATCTTGAGTTCCACGGTGAAGAAGGGGATTACCAGTAATGAAAGAGCTTGAGTTAAAGAAACCGATTACCGCTCATGGCGAGACACTCTCCGTACTGGAGTTTGATGAGCCCACCGGGAAAGATGTCCGCGAGCTGGGGTATCCCTACCAGATGAATCAGGATGAGTCCGTCAGACTTCTGGCGCATGTTGTATCGAAATACATTGTGCGGCTGGCGAAAGTGCCGCAAAGCTCTGTCGACCAGATGTCTCCGGCAGACCTGAATGCAGCGGCGTGGCTTGTGGCTGGTTTTTTCCTCCAGGCCTGACGGCTGAATACCTCACTGATCGCTTCTTTGACTGCGCCAGCTACTGGCGCATTAATCCCTTCGAATTGCTGAATATGCCGATCAGTGAAATTCCCTTGCTGGTCAGTCAGGCAAACAGGATAGAGCAGGAGAAACGCACACATGGCTGAATTTGAGCTTAAGGCGTTGATCACCGGTGTCGACAGGCTTTCTCCCGCGCTGTCGAAAATGCAAAAGAAAATCCGGGGATTTAAACGCCAGGCGGAAGAGGCGTCACAGGGTGGGCTGGCGCTTGGTGGCGGACTGGCAGCGGGTCTGACGCTTTCCCTGAAATCTTATGCCGATCAGGAAAACGCCGCCACCGGGCTGAAAGTCGCCATGATGGATGCGAACGGCGAGGTCGGAAAGAGCTTTCAGGACATCAATAAACTGGCTATTGGCCTGGGTAACCAGCTACCCGGTACAACGGCTGATTTCCAGAACATGATGCAGATGCTGGTGCGTCAGGGGATCCCGGCAGAAAATATTCTTGGCGGTGTGGGTAAAGCGACAGCTTATCTTGCGGTACAACTGAAAAAAACACCGGAAGCGGCTGCTGAGTTTGCTGCAAAGATGCAGGATGCTACCGGAACGGCGTCAGAAGACATGATGGGGCTGTTCGACACTATCCAGAAGGCGTTTTATCTGGGCGTTGACGATACCAACATGTTGTCCTTCTTCACTAAAACCAGTTCTGTTCTGAAGATGGTGAACAAGGACGGTCTTCAGGCTGCACAGAGCCTTGCCCCCATCAGCGTCATGATGGATCAGATGGGGATGAACGGGGAGTCGGCAGGTAATGCCCTGCGAAAAGTTATCCAGTCCGGATTAAGCGTTAAGAAAATCAGGGACGTCAATAAAGTTATGGCCCGTCAGAAACTCGGGGTACAGCTCGATTTTACTGACGGCAAAGGAAGTTTTGGCGGTCTTGATAACATGTTTAAGCAACTGGCAAAGCTGCGAAAACTTACCGACGTTAAGCGAACAGGTGTACTTAAGGCAATATTTGGTGATGATGCCGAAACCCTTCAGGTGGTCAATGCGCTGATCGATAAAGGAAAGGATGGTTACGATCAGATCCAGCAAAAGATGAATAAACAGGCCAGCCTGAATAAACGTGTTCAGGCACAGCTTGGTACGCTGTCCAACCTGTGGGAGGCAATGACGGGGACCGCAACTAACGGCCTTGCGGCTATTGGCGGCGCATTTTCTGGTGACGCCAAAAATATCACGCAATGGCTGGGGGAGTTGGGGGAAAAATTCACGAAGTTTGCGGATGAAAATCCCCGGGTTATTCGCGGCGTCGTCGGGCTTGCTGCCGGTCTTGCGATTCTGAAACTGGGATTGATGGGCGTGGGCAGTGCCATCAGCATTGTCAGCAGGATCATGTCGATGACGCCGATTGGCATGATTGCGACGGCGATAGCCCTGGCTGCGGGATTAATTATCACTAACTGGGATGTTGTCGGACCTTATTTCAAGAAGCTCTGGGAAACCATTGGTCCTTATTTTGAGGCTGGCTGGGAACTCCTTAAGAAAGTTTTTGCCTGGTCGCCGATGGGGATGGTGATCAATAACTGGGGGCCGGTTGTTAAGTGGTTTCAGGATATGTGGGACAAGCTGAAGCCAATTATTGAGTGGTTTACCGACAGTTCCGGTGACACGGTCGATGCCATTAACTCTGCGCAGTGGGGCGCGGGTGCTTATGATGCTTATGGGACGGGAATACCGGCACGGGGATACACTCCTTATCCGGCGGTGGATCCGGCTCAGGCAAACAACGCCTCCGATGCCACAGGCTCGAATCCCTTCATGATTAATAAAGCTACCGCGCCAAAAGTTGATGGTGAGATCAAGGTATCATTTATAAATATGCCACCAGGTATGCGGGTTACGGAAACACGCTCCAGTGGCATTGATATAAATCACGATGTTGGCTATACCCGATTTTGGTAGCCAGGATTCCCCTCACATGTATTGCTGGTTGTAAGTCATAAATAGAGTGATAGAATTAATGCACATTTAGAAAAATGTTAATAGGCGAAAAATGAAAGGCTATATCACAGCAAGTGTAATTCTTGGAGCAGCGGCTATTTTTTCATCTCTCATAATCTCTGGCAACATCTCCTTTAAAGATGAACATATTATTCAGTTATCTGGAGGAGCCATAAAACTTGGTGATGTTTATAAAGAAAATAAATTAATAAGTGCAAAGATTATTTTTCCAGATAATCAGGGTGAACAGATTCTTGTTGTCGACGGCAATCCTGAAAACTTTAAGGAGGATTTTCAGGAGAAATTAAATAAAGTAATAAAAACTTTAAATGCGTCAAAGAAAAAAGATGAAGAGAAAGTTAGCCTGGATA